ACCTAGAGGCGGCGCTCAAGTTGGCGAATTTGTCCGATGTAAAGATTACAGAGGACGGGAAAGTTGAAGGCTTGAAAGAAGCCCTAGAGGCGGTGCTAGAAGCAAAGCCTTATCTAAAAGGGCAACCGAACCCCGCAAAGTCAGTTGGAGGGAATCCGCTTAGAGGGCAGGATCAGAAACCTGACGGGGTAGCTGAGGCCTTAGCTAGGGCGAAAGCTAGGAACAGGCAGAGAAGTCTAGCAAACGATCCTTGGGCAAGTGTAACCGGACAGGTGGGACAAGCAGGGCTTGACCCAGATGTTTTAGGTGAGGCAATTGCAAAGGCGTTGCAAGGACTTGCCACACAATTAAAACAAGAATGAGGTGAGATGAATGGGCTACAATCTAGAACTTAGAACTACCGTAGTCGGTGGTGAACTTAATATCTTTGACTCTGGCCAGGTTCGTTGGATCACTGGCGGAGTTACCATTGACCACACGACTGTGCCGCTTGTGGACGAAAAAAGAATCCTTCCCGCTGGAACCATTATCGGGCGTATTGCACAGAGCAAGAAGTTTGGTCCGTGGGATCCTGAAGCAGATGATGGCAGAGAAGTTCCGCTTTACATGATTGCGGAGGAAGTAGACGTAACTATCGGTGATAAGGTCGTAACAGCCTTTGACCACGGCAGAGTTATTGTAGAAAGACTCCCATACGAAGAAATTCCTGTTGAGGTAGTAGAAGCTCTGCGGGATATTATCTTCGTCAAAGATGGCATTCCATTTGAGGGCGATGTTGTAGACGAAGGCTAAACTTATAAAATGGTGAAGGGGTGAGAATATGCCTAGTAAAGTATTAGAACTATTTAGTCGCAAAGCAACTCTGGCTTATGCAAGAGCTAGAACTATAGAGGGTATGATTGGTGAGAGTCTATTCCCTAACCTTACTGTGAATGAACTAACCTTTGAATACTGGAAGGATTTGAACCTTCTTCCAGTAATGGCTAGTGTTCAGGCCTACGGCGCAGAAGCAGAGCAAGCCTCCAGAGAAGGCGTCGAGCGTGTAGAAGGTGCAATCCCCACCATCAAGCGTAAGATTCCTTTGACTGGACGAGCACTTGTAGCTCTGCGTCGGGAAGGCGCTGGAGACGAAGAGATGGTTGTCAATACCCTATACAATGACTTAGACAATATGGTTGATGCAGTCCTTACTCGTATTGAGTATATGCGGATGGAGGCTCTGTCTACAGGTAAGTTAACGCTTGCTGAAAATGGTGTGTTAATGACCGTAGACTACGGTGTTCCTACCAAGAACAAGAAAACACTATCGACTAACGATGGTAAATGGACAGACCCAGAGGCTCCTGTCGTACAGCATATCCAAGAGTGGATAAGTCAAATTCGTCGCGATACCGGGGTTACTCCTACCAGAGCATTAACTTCCGATTACATTGTACAAAACCTGATTAAAAACCAAGAGATTAGGCAACTGATTTATGGTGATTTAGGTGGCACAAGAGCAATTACGGTTCCACAACTTAATACACTGTTTGCTCAAATGGGACTACCCACAATCCTTACCTACGATGCTTTAGTGCGTAAGCAAGGTAGGGATGGTAAGTACGAAACAGTCAGGTACTTCCCAGAAGATATGTTTGTACTTTTGCCGCCTGATCGACTTGGTCAAACCCTTATTGGACCAACTGAGGATGCAATGCTTGATGCGGATGTTGAAACTCATGAAATGGCTGGAATCTATGCGGCTGTTTACAAAGAAACCATGGATCCTCCAGTAATCTTTACTAAGGCCGCGGCAAGTGCAATTCCAACATTCCCAATGGCTGATACGGTATTTTTGGCGAAGGTAGTAGATAAGCCCAGCTATTAGACTAGGAGGCAGGAACTGCCCTGCTCTTACTTGTAATTACGGGAGGGAAGATCGTGACAGCGACCTATGATTTAGCAACCGATTTGGGTAAGGTGAGATTGGAAATTCCAGACACTGATATCAAGAAGCCCATCTTTGAAGATGAGGAAATTCAGTACTTCTTAGATATGAATAAGGGAGACATTTACCTTGCCGCCGCCCATGCTTTAAGCGTAATCATGGGTGATCCCAATCGTAGTATACAGTGGAGCAGGGGAAGTGTTTCTGCAACCAAGAATATGCAAGAAGCCCTCCAATCCCGCATCAAACAACTTCAAGAAAAAGCTGGAGGACAAGCCTTCACATCAATCCCAGTAGAGAGGCATGATTGGTATGAATAGATGGAACGAGATGGAACAACTACAATACCAGGCCGATATCTACTACTGGGAAGAAAATGGAATGGACGAATGGGGCAACCCAGCTCCACCTGAAAAGGTTTTTGTTGCTCAGGATCTAGAGATTGACTTTCAGCCTCTCACAGGGCAAAGAAGGTCAGCGTCTAGTGGAACAGAATACGAGTCCAGTCACAAACTTTTCATACTTGACCCAGACCTATCAGAAGGCCCGATAAAAGAGGGCATGAAAGTAGTTGTAAGAAGGGATGGGGAGGTTATTGGACAGTTTGTGGTAGTGTTTGTTTCGGACTATATTGACCACTTAGAGGTTGAGGTGACTAGGGATGCTTGAGGGGGCTAAGGAGGCACTTGCAGGACTTGATAGGCTGGTTGCTCACAGTGAAAGAGGGGCAAGGCAAGCAGTACAAATCGTATTATCCAAGATGCAGGAGTACGCAAAGAATAATGCCCCCTTTCAAGACAGGACTGGTAACCTCAGAAACTCCATTCAGTACGAAATGGATCCTGGTGGGAAACCTGCAGGGGTTCTGTATGCGGGTATGAATTATGCGATTTACGTGGAACTTCGTGACGGTTATTGGGTATTGCAGGGGGCAATTGATTACTTTGAACCCGCAATCAAGGACGTGTTCAAAGATACCTTAAAGGTTTCAAAAGAAATGTTAGAAGGCAAGTTCAATTCGTGGGGGTGGTAGGACATGATCAATCCAGATCATATACTGTCTACGGTATGGGCTGAGTTGAATGAGAATACAACATTCAAAGCCCGTGTTCCCCACGTAGTTAAAGGGGCAAAACGTCCAGAAAGCTATGCAAAGAAGAAACCAAGCACGCCCTCCGCAACAGTTAACTTGCTAACTGCCCCCATCGATGGCGAAACCGATGCCATGAGATGTACAGTTACTATCAATGTTTATGTGGCCGATCTTCCAAGTGGGCAGATGGATAGTAAATCTTTAGGGGAAGCGGCTTCCCTCGTAACCAAACTTTTCCACAAGAATTACAACCTCAAACACCCTGACCTAGTATTCAAATCAGTTTTGGTACAGGAACCTTTAATCGGGTTAAAGGGAGAGTTTGAGGGAGAGCATTTTGCAAGTATTAAAATAAGAATGATTGTGAAGTCTAAAGGAGGGAAATAAAGTGGCTGAAGAGTATGGATTAGGCGTTGCCATATGGAATGAAGGTGAAGCTGACGAGATCCGGCTTGGTATTACTGAATATACTAAGGGTGGAATGGCTTTTAGATACTCTGAAACATTCTGGGGACCGACTTATGACATCGGAGGGTCTACGCCGGTTGACCAAGTCAAAACTGGAGAGTCCGCTGAGGTCGATGTCTTCATTGCTGAAGGCGTGCTTGAAAAGTTTGCGGCAATCTTCCCAGCGGCAACCCTTGTAAAGCAAGGGAATCGTGCAAAGATTGAGTGGGGTGGAAAGATTGGTGAGGGCTTCCTGAAGTATGCCAAGCCCTTAACAATCCGACCAATTACCTTGGTAGCTACCGAAGAAGGTGGGGAAGACGACAAGAGTCAGGACGTTACATTGCTACATGCAATTCCACGTGCTGAGTTTGATTTGGCGTACCAGCTAGAGCAAGAGCGAGTCTACAAGATTACCTTCGTCGGAGTACGTGATAAGGTAACTGGGAAGCTTTGGGTACAAGGTGATCGAAGCGTCACCCAATCAGGTTAAAGTGAGAGGGGTTCGCCCCCTCTCCATTATCACATAAAGGAGGTTTCGTATGTCTAAAGTAAAAGGCTTACCAACACATATTGATGTACTTGTTTTAGCAGGCACCGAGGAGGAGCAAATCATTCAGGTCAAAAAACTCCCACTAGGCAAGGCCGCAGAGTTGAGTTTAGTATTGGAGAGCTTGCCTAAACGACTTAAAGAGGGCCCTGATGGAAAAGGTTCCAAAATACAGTCTTTTTTAGAGGAGGTTGACTTTGACAAAGTTAGTGCGGCTGAAGTCGGTCTGGCCTTGGCAGAGCTTCTACCCTCCCTAATGAGTGTAGCGGCTGATTTCGTTATTGAATTGTTGGCAGTTGGCACCTCCGCTCCTAGAGAGTTGCTTGAGAAGATTGGTTTGGATGAGGCGACTGAGTTACTGGTTGCAATCTTTGAAGTGAACAACATTCAGGCGATTTGGGGAAACGTGCAAAAGCTTCGAAAGGTGTTTGTGAAGGAAGCTCAAGCCAAGTAGAAGAGAACGAGTCCGACAGAGAAGAGTGGTTACTTACAGTCATCGACGTTCTGGCGGCAGAATATCACTGGAGCAAATCTGAAATACTGGAAGAAATTTATCCCGAAGAAATAGAACCTTATATACGCAAGATCAGTGAACGGAAGACACTGCGTGACTTGGAACAGGTTTACAACCACAAGATCCTCCTAGAAGCTGTAACGGCGCCTTATACAGAAGGTGGTAGAGGTGCTCGCAATCTCCTCCAACATCTCAATGAGGTAGAGGAGAGACTGAAGAAGTCTCTTGGTTGGGACGTTCTAAAACGAGAAGAAGATCATATTGTTAAGGCGTTACGAGAATATAGAGAAATGTTTGGATAGGTGGTGAGGACGTGAGCGTTGTACAAGACCTAATTTATCGCATTGGTGCTACCAACGAAGGTTTGAAGTCCGTTGTAAGAGACTCTCAACAGTCAATACGTGGACTAATGTCGACGGTAGATCATGGTACTCAGAAACTTGCGCAGTTGAGTAGAAGAGCCATGCTTGCAGGATCTGTACTAAAAGGCATTACTCTTGCTGTAGGAAAAAGTACTGTTGATGCCGCAAGTACATTCGAGAAGCAAATGCGTCGCGTACAAGCGGTCAGCCAAGCCACCGCAAGTGAATATCGCGAGTTGTCTTCTGTGGCACTTGACCTGAGTACGAAAACTGAACACTCTGCGATGGCTGTTGCTGAAGGAATGAACTTCATGGCAATGGCTGGGTTTAAGGCTAACGAGATCATGGAGGCAATGCCTTCTGTTCTGCAGTTAGCCTCTGCAGGTGTTATGGATTTAGGCACAGCCGCAGATATTACTACAAATATCTTGACCGGGTATGGGATGGAAATTTCAGAATTAGCCCACGCCAATGACGTCTTAGTATCCGCAATGACCGGTGCGAACGTTGACTTGCAAATGTTGGGTGAATCCTTTAAGTATGCGGGACCTCTTGCAAAAGCCGCTGGTATTGAATTTAGCGAAACAGCCGCCATGATTGCTTTAATGGGTAATGCGGGTATCCAGGGCAGTATGGCAGGAACCTCTTTAAGACAGGCCATTACAAACCTGCTCAACCCAACAAAACAAGCTCAGGAAGTTATGGATAGGCTGGGTGTTAAAACAAAGGATGCTAACGGTAACCTCCTTTCCATGACTGAAATCTTACGTCAGTTGGAAAAGAGTGGTGCTTCTGCGTCCGATATGATGATCCTGTTCGGACAACGAGCAGGCCCAGCAATGTCGGCTTTGTTAGGGCAGGGTGTGGATGAATTAGAAAAGTTCCAACAAAGGTTGGAAGATTCTGAAGGACTTGCCGCCAGAATTGAAGCTATGATGATTGATACGGCCGAAGGTCAAAAACAGATATTCAAAAACACAGTAAACGCTATCCGAATAATGTTTGGGCAGGACATGGTCCCTTACTACCGAACCGCAATCTTTTTCTTGCAAGGCATTGCTGACAGAATAAAACAAATGGAACCTGAACAACGCATGCAGATAGTTAGGATTGCGACAATCTCAAGTTTAGTTGTTGGTCTAATCGCAGTTTTAGGACTTCTTGGGACAGCGATTGCAGGCATTATAAAAGGGTTTTTAAGTTTCGGTGGCGCAATAATGTTCTTAATGAGTGCGAAGGGTTTAGCAATAGGGGCAATTATCCTTGCGGTTGGACTTCTCAAGAAAGCTTGGGATTCTGACTTCGGTGGTATAAAGACTAAGACCGAAGAGGTTTGGAAAGTGGTAGGCCCAATCTTAGAAAACTTCTGGGGAATATTACAGAGGTCTTGGGCGTGGGCAATCGACATTGCGGAGGACATCTGGAATTGGATATTCAATACAACGTGGGCTGAAAAATGGGCGGACATCAAGGGTTGGCTTGATGCCACTTGGAATTTCGCCATCAATATCGGCAAGGACGTTTTCGATTGGGTCTTTAATACAAGCTGGGCAGACAAATGGGCAGACATAAAGTCGTGGTTAGATGATACCTGGGAATGGATAATCAATTTTGGGGGTAATGCCTGGGGTTGGATTAAAGAAAATCTGCCCGGCCTAGCAATGACAATTGAGAAGATAAAGGATGCTATTATAGGTGGTTGGGAATGGACAATAAACACGGCCGGTGATGCCTGGAAGTGGTTCAAAGATTCGGCGTTGGTGCAGTGGCTTGATGATCTGCTACAGAAAATCACTAACAGCGATGCTTGGCAGTGGACAATAAACGTTGCCTTTCCCGCTGTTGTCGAAGGTGGCAAGGCCGTAATCAAGGCCGTTGTAGAAGTTGGCGGCAGGATGTATGACGCTATCAAAAAGGGCTTTGCCACTGGCAATTGGGCTGATTTCTGGGATATTGCTGAAGACATTTGGTCGAAGGGTGTACTTATAGGAATCACCTTATCAGCAACTGTTAAAGGTATATCTGCAGTCCTCAACGCCATAACAAAGGGCTTAGGACTTGCGGCGGCTGTAGGTGCCGGTATTGGCATGGAGGGAATTCTGGGCCTGATAACAGTTGGTATCCAACTGATGGAAGCCCAAGCAGAGGGAAGCTATAAAGACTTCGCTGAAAACGTTATTCTCGCGGCATTAACTGGTGTTCTAGTTGGGTTAACTTTTAATAAGGAACTAGGTATGCTTGCCTTTACCATAGCGATCAACTTTAAACTCGGTCATGGAATTGAGACCATTGGAAAAGAAATCGGAAATTGGGGACAGCGTGCCAATGAACAGTTAGGTATCCCAAATACTGAAGTTGATCTAATCCCTGAATATATAGAGTACAGAAAGCGAGCTTTCGATGAATCGAACCTAAGTTGGTGGGATAAGTTCATTGGCCGCGAACCAGAAGGATTGTTGACCTACGAGGAATGGAAGCGGGTGATGGGCTATGCTACCGACCCCGGCGAGAGGCTGTTGCTTCAAGCAATTGAAGAGTATGCGATAAAAAACAGTGCTCGAGTTGACTCAGGTATTGATGGTGTAAAACGCCTAACTGGGGAACTATCGAAATTGGAAAAACAAGCTTTAATAGTGGCAGAAACCCTGAAGCAAGGCGGTACCATAGAACAAGCGTTAGCCCTCCTCGGAATTGCCTACTGGGAGACTAGGGGCCTTGGGGGGTACGCTCATACAAATCCGACCACTGGCGAAGTTATTCGTGGTGGTGCTGGAGAATACGGAATAGGTCAAATTATGCCCGGTACTGGTAAAGACATATGGACCAGGCTTTGGAAGCAACCTGAGGAAACTTGGGACGAGTCCATGCTTGAGGATCTCGACACAAACATTGCCATGATGGTATCCTACTTCTTAGACCGATATCGAGTGTACGAAGGGAACTTGCGTCTTGCCATTGAGAGTTATAACCGCGGCACTGCGATCGATGGTATGCAGGCATACACTGTTGGTGTCGTGGAGTGGATGGAAGGTAAAGAAGGGCAAACACTCGCCGATATCCTCTATAATGGAATGGAAAACATTCTAAAGGCTATGGTCCAAGCCGGTTACGACATGGACAGCGATGTTCGCGATATGGCGGCGTTTATTGCCCAGAGCATAGCTGATTATCTGGTCGGCGAATCACCTCCGCCAAAGGGGCCGTTATCTAATATCAAAGTTGGTATGAAAAACACCATGGAAGCGGGTATTGAAGGTGTTGAAGAAGGGCTCTTAGGTGGAATAAGACGGATTTCATTGTCAGCACAAAAGATTGGTGAAGCGGCAAAAACCTGGGGCAGGGACCTTATATCCTACTTCATGGAAGGTGTCGAAGAAGAAGCCCTTAATCAAGAGGCCAGAATGGAAAAAATTGCCTCTCGCATACTACTACCCATTACCTTTGACAATCCCGAAAATGACCTCTGGATATTTAACAGTGGGGTAGATTTAGTGCAATGGTTCGGTAAGGGTATTTCTTCTGCGGCTCAAGGCGTTGTTGAAATAGTTAAAATGTTAATGGACAAAGTGTTCGACGCCATCCTAAAAGTAATTAGAGAAAGATACCCTGAGCTTATAGAATTTTTCAATGACTTAAAGGCAGAAGTGGATGAGGGTATTAAGGCGGTAGAGGAATTCGTCGCAAAATTAGGGGGCGAAGACGAGGGGAAGAAAACTCTCAAGGAACTAGACGCCCTTACAACCTCCTGGCTCCAGAGCTTATCGAACGGTCTCGCTTCTGCGATTGTATATGGAGAAAGTTTGTGCGACACGTTTAAAAACTTATTACGAATGATTGCACAGCAAGCCTTGTCAGGACTCTTTATGAAGGGAATAACATCCATACTTTTAACCGCTGGATATTCGATTCCCACAATGCATTTTGGTGGGCTAGTAATGCACAGTGGTGGGATCATTGACGGACTGAGACCTGATGAAGTGCCTATCATTGCCCAGAAGGGTGAAAGGATATTAAGCCGAAAACAGAATGATCAATTTGAGCAAATGCTAGAGGATTTGAATGACGTGGGTAGACAAAATATAAATTTAAATATCTATGCCAACGATGCAAAATCTTTCGTGGATATGGTTAGAAGGAACCCGGAAGCGATTATATCAGTTTTAGTTGACGATTATCGAGGAAATGGAATTATGAGAAGGTTGGTGAGGGGATAATGGCCGTTTTTACATGGAAGTGTGATATGTCTGATGTAAAAGAAGGTATTCAATTCAACAACCTAATCACCGAATTTGAAAGTGGGAAAGAACAGCGGAGGGTCAAAGGAGCCCCTCGCAGAACTTGGAAGTTAAGATTTAAAAAGGATCAGGTAGATGCTGACGAAATTTGGGACTTCTATGTAGCCAGGAAGGGAACATTTGAGCCCTTTGAATGGACGAGTCCTATCGACGGCAAAACATATACTGTTAGATTCGCACAAGATAATTTACAGAGGTCGGTGCTATGGAAAGTATTGTATGATTTTGGGCTTGATTTGATTGAGGTGATTTAGTTGAGAAACTTATCAGTACAGTTCAGGGAAGAGAAGGACAAAGATATCAACCGCCCTATTGAGCTATACCAAGTATTTCTGGATGATATTACGCTATATCTAGCTTGTTACAATGAGGACATTCAATTTTTCAACGAGAAGGGCGGGCCAGAAATCTATTACGCGATCGGCATAAGTAGATCCCCTATTCGTATGAACATGGATAACAGAGTTGATGAGTGTACTGTTGGGATTGATAACGTTAACAAAGAAATGTCCGCTTTTATAGCGAGTACCGAATTTAGGGGCAGACGTCTGAGGATACTCAAAGTTATGCTAGATGCCTTAGACTCCCCTGAAAATGCGGCAGTTTTGTTTGATGGAAGGATGGACGCTCCTTCAATCGACGAGCATAGTTTGAGAGTGAAGGTGAGGAGTCAACTCGATACCCTTACTATCACAGTCCCTAGAAGATACTATCAATCCTCCTGTAATTGGCGGTTTGGTTCCCCGGAGTGTGGAATTGATTTAGCTGACTTAACTAAAACAGGCACGGTAACGAGTCAAGCGAGCAATGGTAGGGATTTTGTGCTAAGTGGGCGAAATGAGCCCAAAGATTATTATGTGGGCGGTGTTCTCACTATTGATGGAAAATCTCAGAAGATTGTAGAGAGTGATGGGTCAAATATTAAACTTGAATACCCGCTACCCCTTGGCATGGAAGGTAAATCCTACCAGATTAGGCCTGGGTGTGGGAAGAATGCGGAGGATTGCAAGAAGTTCTCTAATTTTAATAGATATGGTGGATTTTTATGTGTACCCCAGAACCAGGTGAGAGTATGAACATAAGACAAGTTGTAAAGGATTGTTTAGGCATACCTTATAAGCACGGAGGTAGAGATGAAAATGGTTTAGATTGTTTAGGGCTTGTATGGTATTTTTACAAACGGTTAGGTATCGATATTCCTGACGGTGATGGACTAACTATTGAACCAGATTGGTACAAAAAAGATCCAAATAGACTAAAAAATGCGTTGGCAAAACAGGGAAAACCAGTACCTATCAATGAACTAGCTATATTAGACCTACTCTATTTTGAGATGATAGAAGGAGTTATAACTCACTTAGGGGTATTGGTTGAAAATGATTTATTCATGCATTGTCTGCAAGATAGGCCAGTAGGGCTTGATAGACTTTCCAGACGATTTTGGAGCAAGAAATTGGCAGGAGCAAGGAGGTTTGTATAAATGGGTAAAGGTGGGGCCGGTGCGGTCATAGGTTTTGTAGCAGGAGCGGCCTCGGCCTTTGTTGGAGGCGGGCCGGTTGGTACTGCTGTATGGATTACTAAGGGAATTCAGGGTGCGGCTATAGGCTATTCCCTTCTCAGTGGTCCTTCAACCAAGTATAAATCTGGAGAGACGGCAAATACTCGATCAAACGTAGTTCCTATCCCCGTAATTTATGGTGAGCATAAGGTTGGAGGAAACATTATTTACGAACGTGTTTCTCATAACCAGAAAGAACTTTATGTATGCGTGGGGCTTGGGGAAGGTGAAATAGAGTCCGTTTCTGATATTGAGGTTAATGGTAAACCTATAATTGACTTTCTAATGTCAGAAGAATATCTTCCACACCAAAACGTTTTTTATAAAGTATACACTGGAGATCAATTCCAAACAACAGCCGATTATAGGGTGCTTACAGGGGAAAGTTTCCCAAACACTGCCTACATTGCATTTACTTTTAAAATTAATGACCAAATATCTTCCACACCAAACATTACCTGCGTTGTAAAGGGCAGAAAGATTAGGGTGTGGAAAAACGGTGAGTGGGTTACAGAGTTTAGCAATAATCCCGTTTGGATCGTTTTAGACTTGCTAACAAATAAGCGTTACGGTCTGGGCAAAGATGACGGGGTTATCGATTTAGAGAGTTTCAAAGCAGAAGCCGCTTATTGTGATGAAATTGTAGATGGTGAAAAGCGGTTTGAACTTGACTATGTTTTAGACACAACTCAATCGAGTCTAGACGTCCTTTCTAATATCATGGCAACCTTTAGGGCTAACTTACTTTATTCGGACGGGCAATTACGCATAAAGATTGAGAAGTCTGAATTGCCTGTACAGGCTTTTAACATGGATAATATCGTTGCAGGGTCTTTCAGTTACAGCCTGGATAGTATTAATGAGATGCCTAATCAAATTATAGGACAGTTTTCAGACAGGTTTAACGATTGGGAGCTTGGGTCGGTTGTTTATGATGATGAAATTGACCAAGAGGCTAGGGGAGTGTTTTCCCAGACCCTTACTTTGGCAGGCGTAACAAGACCAAGTCAAGCAGGTAGGTTAATAAGATATTACCATGACCTGACAAAACTGTGTGACACATTCTGCGAATTCCAGGCAGGCATTGATGCAATTCATTGCGAAGCTGGGGACGTTATTACAGTCAGTCATGATGTTCCAGGTTGGGTTAATAAAGAGTTCTTAATCTTAGAAATGCAGGAGTCTGAAGATGATCTTATTACACTAAGATGTAGGGCTTACGATTCCTCAATTTACCATGATAAGGGCAGTAAATACCAACCTCCAGAAGCACCTAGTTTACCAAACCTTTTTGATTTACCCCCTTCTGTTACTAATTTACAACTTTCGGAGACGCATAAACAATTACCTGATGGAACATGGCTTCCACAAATTCAGGTTGATTGGGATATCCCTATGTCTGTCAACTGGGCAAAGGCCAATATTTGGCTTTCCACAGATGGGGGCAATAAGTGGGAATACATTAAGGCGGTAGAGGGTTCTTCAGCCCTTATTGATGTTGTTAGTGCGGGTGAACATAGGATAAAAGTTGTTAGTGAGAGTCTCAGAAGGGTGCAGGAGGTCTTTGCAACCGCTCCCACAGATGTAATTACTATCGTAGGTAAACAACTAAAACCTGCAAATGTGGTGTGGGGTGATTGTAATTTCTCGGACACGGTTAACCTCACTTGGCTCCCAGTTTTGGGCAAAGACGTTGCAGGATATGAAGTTAGGCTAGAAAACGCCAACTGGGGAGCTTTAAATGAGGCCTTAATTTACAGAGGCTCCGAGTTAGAATACCGCCTTACTCCTGCTCAGAGAAATTACACTTTCTACATTAAGGCATTTGATAGACATGGTAATTACAGCGAGCAGGCTTCTTCAATAACCTTGTCGCTCCCAACACCTCAAGTTCCACAACAACCAACTGTAGAAGCCTATTTCAACGTACTAAAAATCAAAGTTAACCCTCTAAACCTACCATCAATACAAGGATACTACGTTTACATTACTGGTGATGGCATAGATGACAAGATACCTGTCCTTGCAGGTGGGGAGATAGCATATCCGCTTGAATCAGGCAAAACTGTAACAATCCAAGTAAGTGCATATGACATACTTGGTGAGGGGGCTAAGAGTGAGCCTTTACAAGCGACAACACTAGCGTTACAAGATAGAGACATACCTGATGATATAATCACTTCATCTAAACTAGCCGAATCCCTGCGTGAAGATATTGACTTAACTAAAACAAACGCTATTAACGCATTAGCACAGATATCCGAAGTCTACACCAAGGCTGAAACAGATGAGAAAATAGACGGGATTGAAATTGGTGGGAGGAATTTGCTTAGAGATAGTGAGAGAAATAGGGATAGAACTAGATTCTTAGGTATTTATGTTGCGGATATTCTTGCTGATTATGTGGGCAGAACAATAACTGTTTCCTTTGACATAAAGGCAACTATTTCACGGCCAATAACAGTTTATGCTTATCAAAACAATGGCATTTCTATTGATAAGGGCACAAGCATAATTCCTCCAGTTGATGATTTTCAAAGATTCCATTTCACAACAACTGTTAAAGACTATGGAATTATTAACCCAAA